CATCACAATAATGATGGATCCACCCGGCTGCAGACGCTGTCTTGGCCCAGAGGAATACCATTCATACACCCTGTCATAGATTTCAGGGTTGCCTTGCATGGCTTCTTGTTCAGAATGCGGGTCATCAATGATAAGAATGTCAGCGCCTTTACCCGTTACAGCGCCTCCAACACCAATAGCAAAGTAATCTCCACCCTTACTGGTGTTCCAGCGACCAGCGGCCTTAGAATCGCTCGAAAGCTTGGTCTTAAAGACCTCTTGGTAGTCGGCAGAGTTCACAAGGTTTCGTACCTTCCTGCCAAAGCCCGTCGCTAATTCTGCGGTGTGGGCAGTCTGGATGATCTTCTTTTCAGGAAACTTGCCCAAAAACCACGCTGGAAAAAGAAAAGAAGCAAATTCACTCTTTGTATGGCGGGGAGGCATATTAATGATTAACCGCTTAAGCTCTCCAGAAGCGACTCTTTCAAAGGCATCAGCCATGATCTTGTGGTGCCTGCCAGCAATAAAGGCTGTCCACATACTGTTCACAAAAGGCAAGAAGCTATCCCTGCATCTTTCGATTTTGTCTGACTTCAAGAGCTGATGGATCTTTGCAATGTCAGGAGAGTTCGCCGGAAGAACATCTAAAAGCTTTAAATACTTCTTAACCTCTTCTGTAGTCAACAAGCTCATAGCTTCTCGATATGTTCGACAGAACGGTCAACCAAGGTCAACGAACGAATTAAATGCGGCCTGACACTGACCAGCCCTTCCTTTCTCAATTCATGAACCAGCCGGTGAATATTGGACTTACTCTTCAAATTCAATCCATGCGCAATGTCCGCATAGGATGGCGCAAAACCTTTAATCTTTACATAGGTCTGGATGAAGTCCAGAACCAACTTTTGCTTAGGAGTCATCTTCATTCCAATAATCGGGGTCTTCCAAAAAGACCGGAGTCCTTTCACCTACGTAGGCACCCTTGATGTTGAAGTCAAAATACTCAACCGCTTCATCTAAAGGCATCTGTTGAGCAAGATTCTCTATGACTTGATTTTCACTGTATAAAACCACAGCTAAACCTTTGTCATTAACTGTTATCCCGAGGATGCAATCATCAAAGCCATCTGCAAACAAAAGATCAGGATCTAACTTTGCCAGTAGTTCTTTCAAAATATATATACCCCCCGGGGTGAACAAAATAGAAACGTTCTGGGGGGTATTCTCTATGAATGTTTAAACGATGTCAACAGTGAAATGATGAAGGGGTACCCCTGCGAACGTTCGTGTTGAGGAATAGATGATAATAGAATGTGTGGAATGCACTGTATGTATATCCATAGACATGCCGCCCAATCGTGGGGGGTGGGGTGTGGCACGGGGGTCTCTACGGCGAATCGAGAGCCATACCCCTCTGGATTGCGATAGATTGCTGCGCTGCACCATGATTGATATATCCGGATAGGCAGATAGATAGATAGGGGCGGACAGGGTAGACGTATCCGGATAGATAGTCACCCTCCCCACCAGTTCCATGTTTAAACGGTCAGTGCTTGGTCGCTTGGTCTAGCAGTGCCAGATGCCCCTCGAGTTCACGTTTCAATTGCTCAGTGCTGACCTCTTCTACCTTGGTCTCCACTTTGTCGGTGAACATCCCTACGGCTCGCCCTATCAACTCCAGTGCCTTGAGCTTGCTGCCCTCGCTCTTCATGCTCTTGGCGTGTTCCAGTAGCTCAGTCATCACATGGCGGCGTGTTGCCACAGCGTCACTTACGAGGTTTTCTTCACGCTTGTCCAAGCTTGACTGGAGTAGCACAGAGATTTTCGGATCGTGAAGTAGTCGATTCGCACTGGTCGCAATAGTGGACTCGTTGGCTGTCAGGCAGTTGTAGGCTTTTCGATACGCATCCCTAGGGCTATCACCTTGCACAATCAGGCTTGCAAACAGCCTCTGCTTAGCAGTCACTCTACCCTTTGTGTCTAACTTCACTCCCCATACCTTTCCGTCTCTTGTCTTTCTCTCAGTGCATCCCTCGACTGCTGCTCGCAATTGCTCGCTATCCAAGGCGGGCGCGGCAATTTTGAATCCTCCAGTGTCGTCACCGATCACCTCATCAATACCTACGCTTTCAATCTGTTTGACCATCTCTCACCTCTTTCCAAATATTTGGCTGTTGCCCTTCGGGCTGAACGCGGGCTTACCACTGTTTAAACATCCAGTAGACAGCCCCGTTCGCAGTGCGTTCCCGCATTATCCCAAGTTATCCACAACTTGTCCACATATCCACAGGCAAGTTATCCACATATCCACAGACTTATCCCCAGCTTTATCCACAATCGTCTTGGTGCGTTTTTTTTCGAGTACCCAATGCACTGGTATCAACTTCAAAACAAATCGCTCTGAGGGCGTTTAAACGAGCCGCCTTCCATTTTGCGAAACCCTCCCTTCCAAAATGAAAAAGACGCAATAGCAAATAAACAACGAAAGTGCTTGCGCTGTTTAAACACTTGCGAATAAACTGGAGGCTCAGTACAGCAGGACGGCTAAGACGGATTCCTCACAAGAATTCCAGCCCTTGACAGAGGTGAAGTCCTCTGCGCCTAGTGAGTCACCTAGTTGACCCGCAACCTACACCCTCGCAACCATCCAATCGAGGGATGCAGATGGGAACACCAAGGCACTCACACTGAGAGTAACCCGTCAGCATCTACTGGGTGCTGACTGATTTACTTTCAACCACTGGAGAACACCATGCAAACAGAACGCAAAGCGCAGTTAGTACAGGACTGGGGATTCAAGCACGTTGCAAACGACTCCTACAGCAGGGATATATACAAGGATCAGGGATACAAAGAAGTCTGGTACGAGTCGCAGCCTGACCTGATTGTGTTTTTTAAGGACGGAGTGCTGTCGCATGACTACGTCATTGACTGGTCACTTTACAACTAACCACAGGAGAAACGACATGAACAACACACAACAAACCCTCTGCAAAGGCTACTCACTAGTCTGGTCAGACGAGACATCCGACACCAGACGGGAGCGGCTGTTTGCTGTGACTGACTCTGGCAAGGTTTACATCTCTGGAGTCCAACCTTACAGCCATAAATTCGATGCACCGAAGTGGAAAGAAACAAAGCTAGTCCTTGAGGATGTCGAGTTCATCGAGGCTGAGTACATTGGAAACTACAGAATTTCAATTCAAGCATAACTGACGAGTCCTCACTGGACGAAACCGCTCCGGCGGTCTTATGCAAACACTGGAGGCTTACCATGTTGAACGCACTGAAAAAATTCCTGACTGTCTGGTTCTCACCCTACACCATTTTTTACACAGACTGTTTCGGGCGCAACGAAACTCACCACGCTTGGACACGCTCTGACGCTCTGGAGTGGGCTGCTTGCTCACTGCGAGACGAGGTTGTCTGCATCTACCATCACCATAATTTGATTGCTGCTCGCAGCGAAACAACGGAGGCATCATCATGCTATTTCTGACCGCTAACGCCACAGAGGTTTACTTACACTGGCTGTCCTCAGTAGTCGAGGACTTTGACAATCACGATCAGGACGCTTGGGTATCCCATGCTGAGGCTGTCGCAATGAACACCCCTGCAGGTGATGACGTAGTCATCGAGGTTCACGCCAACGAGTCCCTGACTGGCAGACCTGAGACGATCAAGTTGCCGCCAGAATGGTTAGCTGCTTTTCCCCCATCAAAATTTTGAGGTCATCATGAAAATCAATCTATTCAAAAGACTGTCCCACAAATATCGCGATGGTTGGAGACACCTCGATGATGAGGTGTTTGTCGGTGCTGTCAAAATGCTGCAGCCTCGCAAGCTTGAGGACGATGGCATTGATGGCAAGCTGCACCTCACTAGGGTGATTGCACCTGCGTCACTGGGTGACACTGACCTGTCGTATGCCATTGGCAGTACCCTGTCGTACTCCCACTGTCGGCATGAGCATGACTGCTGTGGCTGCGCCACGGTATCGGCGGACGTTCGCCGCCTGTCCCGCCGTCAGTATTCCGTCAAGCTTTTCACGTCTTACAACATCTGAGGTCATCATGTACACAAACCGCGAAGAGTACCTTAAGGCTGCAGTCGCTGAACTGCGTCCGATCTTTGATTCGGTAGGCTTTCCCCTGCCAGACCTGATCCGTGTTGCCTGTGGTTTCCCAAGCAGCAAAGCACGTTCGCAGCACCGTGCTATCGGTGAGCATTGGTCACCCGCTGCCAGTGGGGACGATCACCATGAAATCCTGATCAGCCCTGTGATGGACGATCCCTATGAGGTGTGGGGTGTACTGGTGCATGAGCTTTGCCATGCCGCCACTGACGGTGACGGGCATCGAGGACGGTTTCCCCATGCCGCTCGCTCCCTGTGGCTCGAGGGAAAACCGACAGCAACGACTATCGGCACGGACTTTCGTGTCAACCTGCAAGCTGTAGTCGAGTCCCTTGGGACTTACCCCCACGCTGCGCTCAATGTCGGGGCGCAGAAAAAGACGCAGTCCACCCGTATGCTCAAGGCGGTTTGCCCTGCCTGTGGATACACCCTGCGCCTGTCCAACAAGTGGGCGTACAAAGACGGACAGGTCAACCTGCCCCTCTGCCCGAACGATTCTCTCCCTTTCTTGATCTAATTTCTTGAGGCTTATCATGAATAAACATCCCATCCCCCGCGAGCTTGCGCTGATCTCTTTCCCCCAACTGAACGCCGGACTGTTTAAACTGGGCTTGCCCCAGTGTGCCACCAAGGCAGAGGCACTCGATGCTCTGGCTGCGGTGCTTGCTACCAACGTCACGATCAGAATATCTGACATCAAGAACGCCCCTCTTACAGCCGTTAGCAGGGCAGCGTCTAGCAGCAACAGCAACGCTGATGACCTTGCAAAGCTTGCTGTCGAGGTGTGCGCCCTGACAACCAAGGCAGATGCCACATTCGAGGACAGCATTACCCTACGCACTGAGGTGCTTGGTCTCGCTCGCAAGGTGCAGGACGAAGTCGCTGCGATCCAAGGCGTTGACTACGACAAGGTCAACAAGTCGATCCGCTCTGCTGTGGCTGACCTGTTCGCCACGTTTAAACAGGCTGACCAGTTCTCTGTGGTTGCCCCCACGGTTGCCGCCGCCTACCCAAAAACAAACAGGGAAGAGGCACAGCACCTGTTCGATGGGGACTTGTTTTACCTTGATGACGAGGGCAACACTGTTGACTTCAGCACGTTCGAGGTTGAGGTCTGGGACGATCCGGCAGCCCCTGCCGTTGTGCCGGACTACATCTTCAGCCCTGCAGCCCTGCATCAGACCTTGATCGCCCTGTCAACCACGATCCCCCACAATACGTGGCTTGGCGGTGAGCGTGGCACAGGCAAGACAGAATTTGTGACACAGGTTGCAGCACGGCTCAAGCGCAAGCTTTTCCGCATCAACTTTGATGCAGGTATCGAGCGGTCAGAATTTATCGGCTCGAACACCATCGAGGGCGGAGACGTGGTCTGGAAAGGCGGCGTATTGACTCAGGCGATACGTCATGCAGGTGCAATCGTTTTGTTGGACGAGGTAGGCTTTGCAAGGGCTGAAAACATATCGCCACTCCATGCCGTCACTGAGCGCAGCATTCACCGCTCGTTGTTGATTGCAGAGACGGGCGAGCATATCCCAGTCAGCACTGGCGTGGTGTTCTTTGCCGCTGACAACTCAAGCGGACACGGTGACGAGTCGGGCAATTTTGCAGGGGTGCGTGAGCAAAACTCAGCATTCTTGGATCGGTTCAGCTACTCACTGCGGTTTGAGTACTTGCCCGAAGATGACGAGGTCGAACTGATCACCAAGCGTACGGGATTACGTGCGGATGCCACCCGCTCACTGGTCAAGTTTGCCAATGTTGCCCGTGCCAAGGCTCGCGCAGGTCTGCTGACTCAGCCCCCAAGCTTGCGTCAGCTTTTCGCTTGGGCATCCGCAGTACAGGAGGGGATGCCTGTCGGTCTGGCATTCAACAATTCGATCGTTCACAAGTTCCCTGCAGACTGCGAGGCAGAACTCAGGGGTGCTTACGCTGCGTCAATCGACTCAGCGCAACTCAAATCTTACTTAGTGAGGCAGTAATGCTTGGACTCAACGTAAAGCGCGGCGTTGCCGCCACAATGGAGCGGGTGACCGCAAATGCAGGGGTGCTGTTTTCCTCCCTGCAGGTTGTCTGGAACGGCAAGGGTGCAGGGATCAGGTTCGAACGGTATGAGGGCAAGGTCGATGCGACTGTGATCCTGCCCTCGATTGACGATCTGAAAGAGGTCAGCAACCAGACCTTCAACAACCTGATCGCCTTTGCTCTTCATGAGGGACTGGGACACGCTGTCTTCACTGACAACGAGCCTTGGGACAGCGCACGGGACTTGCACGGTGCTTTTCTGGGCAACCTGATCAACGGACTGGAAGACCCTCGCATCGAGCGGTGCGCAATCGAGTCGGGCTTTGCACCCAACGCCAAGCAGCTATTCGAGAACCTGCTCAACTCGATGCTCGAACGGGACGGACACGCCGCCGCTGATGACATTAAAAATATCCCGTTCCTTCTGGCTGTTGAGGGTCGGCGTTTAAACGGGTATCAAGTCAACTGCCCCTGCGTCATTGACCAGTCACCCTTTGCGGCTGACCTGTGGTTGGCATTGAAAGAGGCACAGGCATCGAAGTCCACTCAGGGCGTGGTCACCGCTGCGATCAAGCTTTTAAACGTCCTACAAGACGCTAAAAAGAAAAGTGACCCCAGAGGTAAGGGTGACCAACGAACGCAGCCCACAGACGATCCTGATGGTTCTGAG